CTCATTCTGAGAGATGCCGGATGCGACCGACAGGTGCTCGATTTCTACATGCAGTACGTGCGAAAGTACATGATCTTGTCACGCGGCGAGGACGGGATGAGGTCCACTGTAAGTTTCAACCTCGGCTCCGGTGACCCCTTCACATTGCTGCGAAACTGCGTGATGGAATTGTGTGTCATAGCCGTCAAGTACCTTGCTGCGAGAAACGGGTCTATCAATCAAAAAGGAGACGACGTCCACGGAAGAATGTGGAGCTTGCTGCAGCGGTCGCTGGGAGCATATCCATCTGTCAGACAAGTCACCTTAACCACTGACTATGGCACCGTCGGTTACCATGCCGGGCGTTTTCACGATGGTAACCGATATCTAGTCGACCCGATTCGCGCGTTCATGAAGCATCTCACCCGCATTGCCGACGCAAACGTGACAGACGACAGCCTGTATCGCTCATACGTATCAAGAGCTACTGACTACAGCGAGGCTGAGGTTGGTTTCCTCGTTGCTGCCTGCCAGCAGCATTACCCGTTCTTCAACGCCGAACAAGTGTGCGACATCATTGACTTCATGCTGAACCTCCGCGTGCGCTCAGAATTCATGCGCTTCTCCAAAATGCCGCCCCGAAAAGTTCTCTTAGTGGTGGACAGTCACGAACGATGCGCTTCAAACGCAGTCAGAGCTATAAAACCCGGAAAAAACAAAAATTTCTATCGCCTGTTCGAGAGACGAACCGCAGCCGAATTGAAGCGGTTGTTTGACGAGCACGGCATCCCTTATTCATACAAAGACGGCCGCACGCCACACGAGGACGTACCCAACGTCATCACACTCACTGACACCCACGCCAAGTTGACTTTAGATTTCGGACTCCTCTTTGAAAAAGAAAAACAACAATCTCCCGATAATGACCTTTAAGATTCAGATTATGCAACAATGGCTAACGCTTCTGCCCCTTCTGCTGTTGCCGCCGCTGCTGTTTCTGGGTCTTCTATGGGTCCTTCCTCTTCCCCCCTTGCACTTTACCCTTTCGCTACAGGTGCATGTCAAATTCAATACAAAACAGGTGGCGTTTCATACTGCTTCCGAGACAACGCCCAAGTCAAAGAGCTCCTCCGGCGATTCGCCAGAGTCGAGCTCGTCTCCGTCTCCGGGACCGTGCACCAAATGCACGTCCCCGGAAGACCTGACCCCGAAGACGAAGGATTTGCCCCCCAGCGATTCCGACTCGGCTTGGCGCCTCGTGGACAGCAGATAAGCGCAAACCAAACAAATATAGTAGACAGGATTCCCCACATGCTAAATTTCTTCACCTCCGCCGGCGATGCCTCCAGACTCGATTTTTCTTTCGGGCCTGGCGGCTTGCCTTTTCCCCCCGGCATACAGACAAACTTCCGCGACATCGAGGTGACGCACAACTATGTCGAGTTCTTTGTTGGTCAGGTCAACCCCTTACCAGTAACCTCCAAGTTGAAAGACAAGTACGTCATCGGACTCCAGTTGGATTTCGTGATTGCCGTCAGCGGTGAGAACTTCGGATCTCCCGTGTAGCCCCCAGTAACCATCCTGGTAAGTTCACCGCTTGATAAAGCATAAGCGGTATGCGTTCTTTTGTATCTTCCTCATAGCATTTTTCTGAGTTCTCCACGCAAACAAATAAGAGAATCTGTTCC